AGGAAAAGCCGTTTAACCCGTTTACGGCGTCGGTGGCTGCTTCGAATATATTTGCTAATTGAACTAAACTCATTTTTTGCTTTTAGATATATCATCGATGACCTTTTCTTCTGCTGCCTTTGATGCAAGGTATTGAAAGACCTGATACAATTTTGCTTTTTCTGCTGATTCCATAGGTGTAAATCCTGTTAAATTAAACAATCCAGACTCAGCCACTTTCTTAATTGTCAAGTACCAACCGTATTTTTCATTAAGTCTTTCACTTGCTAATTTAGATTTTCCATCGCCCTTTGCAACATAGAGGTCTGCAAATCTAAGGTAAATCTCTCGCTTAACTTGGTCAAAAAAAAAGCAACCTCATAGGATGTTTGCAAGGACATTTGTAAAAAGTCGACCTTGTTTTGCTCAAAGAGTTCGTCTGAATAATCTTCGCCCAATGGTTTTAAAAGAACCGCCATGATATTAAGCAATCCCTGAGGGTCACCGTTTTTCACTTGATTCATTGCCTTGTCATACTGAGCCGCCATTGTAAACTCAAGGAGTGTTGACTTTTCCATTAACCTTTCTGGAAGGGTGTAAACCTTACCGTTAAAATCGTACAGTTGCTTATACTTTGTTTCGGCTGGTGTATTTATAGCGTTCATTATCTTACTGTAAATGTAAACAAGGTATTTTAATTCTAAGCTATCAGCCACCTTGCCAAAGCAAGCTTCAAGGGGAATGCCTGTAAAGTAGTTTACCACCTTTGCCATGTAAGGGTATCTTTCTTTTGCCTCCCAGACCTCGTCCATGATTTCCAACCGTGTTGTAAGTTCTTTATCAAGTGTATTCCATTTGTCAATTAAAGAAGGAAGGAAACGTCTTACATTATCCTTTACCTCCTGTTCTTGTAATATTTTGCCTAAGTCATAAACAACGTCTATTTGCTCAGCGTTTTTCGTATAAACTTTTAACTTCTTTGCATACGGTAAAATCTTTTGATACACCGAGTCCCGTTCATTCATGTATTGAATCGCTTCCAATTCAACTTTCGGGTGCTCAGGCAATAGAAACTTAGCAAAGTAGATGTATTGTTCCAAAGTAATATCCGCCGCCGTCTCAGGATAATTATACTTTACTTGTTTGTTGCCGATGTTAAATATTACCATTATCTTCTCCTTGCTTTTTTGGTTACCACGGGAATATTATCAGCCAACACGTCAAGATTATTATCCGTTGTTGCTGGTTTAAATGGTACTGGCTCTGCTTTCACGTGGCTCACCAATGGAAGTGACGGCGGTCGTGACCATTCCCTTTTGATTCCGTTCCCTGTTAGCTTAACGGCTTTTTCAAGGTGACCTCGCATTTGCAAGTATTTCTTTCTTTGCATTGGCTTATCAATGATTTCCTGAGTAATCTTTTCGATTAAGTCAATGATGATTAATGCCTTTTCTTTATCTGTCATATTTCTTTATTTTAATTAAATGCAAGTAAATCGCTGCCTTGTGCAAGCCTTGAAAATATATATCTAAGGGAATCGCACCCGTGATTATCGGCGTCTAAGGGCGTGGAAGATTTGCGGTCGTTCCAAATGTAATTTCTTAACTCATGCTTCAAATTATACGACTCAGGTGTTACAACAATGGTATAATCCAACATCTTCTTTATTCCTTCCACGATTGACCCAGCCCCTTTCTCCGCCTTTTGCACATTCAAGCCCCGTTGCTGCAAAGCTTCAATTAAACGTGGTTCACTTGTGTCCGCAATTACCATAGCGTTGGGACTAACGAAATGGTTCATTTGCTCAATGACTTGCTCATAAGAAAGCGATTGTTTATAAATGATTTCCTCAACGTATATTTTCTTTGCCCCCTTGTCAACCGCTACTTTGACCAATGCCAAAGGGTCAGGGTAAAATCCAAAGTCAAGCCCGTAACCAAAAGGAAGGCTAACATCGAACTCCCCCTCAACCCAGTTGTCAAATATCACCCCTTGTTTCCTGTCTAACCATTTACCTAAGAATCTATGAGCGTATGCCTCAGGGTATTGGTTTTTTATTTGCTCAATCTTATTTAAGTAATCCTTGCTTAGGTTGTGGTAATTATCCAGGTACGTCGTATGTATGTGGGTTATATCGGGGTGTGTACTTATCGGTATCATTTGCCCGTCAATCGTTTCCATCCGATACGACTTTTCAAACCAACGCTTCCAAATCCAATGTTCCACGTCCTGAGGGTTCATGACCAGTATTACAATGTTAGGGGTATCAGGCATCCTTATTGATTCGTCAATGGTATCAAAGTCCTTTTCGCTTACAAATTCTTCAGCCTCATCGACAATGAACACGTTCAAAGCGGGTATCGATTTTAACTTTGCCGTTTGGTTTCCAGAACTTGTCTTGATGCCTGAGAAGATTATTTCACTTCCTGTGACCTTGTGGCTTATCTGCGCGTTGGTCATTTGAAATTCATCACCGACGCCAAGTAAGTCAATCTTTTCACGGAACTCAGGTATCACGGAAATGTTAGCACTTGATAAGGTGTAACGGGTAAAAAGAACCTTCCAGCCTTTGTTTGCAAGTAGCATATTACAAGCCCAAAGCCCCACGGTAAATGACTTTGCCGAACCACGCCCACCAGTTATCAGGAAGTAACGGGTTTTAGGTTGCCAAAGGGCTTCGTACTTTTCACTAACCTTTATTTCCATTTAAAAAAATATCCGCTTTTTACCATATTCCAATTAGGCATTTCCCATGAAATTAAATATAACATTGGTATCGCAATGTAAGACAAAGGATTATATTTATTGAACCGACGTTGGTAAAAAGGGAATTGTTCATAATCCCTTGTTACCAATCTTCTTTCCATGATTTTTAAAAATCTTAAAACCTTTATAAAACTACTCATTTGCTTTGTCCTTTGTAAATATAATCGTTGGCACGGTGACTTTTTCCCCTTGCGTCGTTATGTCAATGTTCTGTTTGCTTTTCCCGTAGGCACGGTCAAGGAGCAACTGAGCCGCCTTAATATCACCCTTTGCCGCCTGTTCCCTTAGCTTCATGATAATCGCTTCGGCTGCGGTTATACCGTCCTTTTCTTGCCCCATGACATTTGCCATAATCAAGTCAAGGGCTGGAAGCTTTTTAGGGCGTCCTGTTCCAAATTTATTGCCTTTTGGAAATGGTTTTAAGTTTTCTTTATGCTTAGGGTTATTTGCCATTTTCACGTTTTTATCGTGTTTAAATTGAGCGCAAGGGTCGGATTCGAACCGCCTATTTCAATGCTGGAAGCATTGTGTTTATCCTGATTAACTTCTTGCGCATTTTTAGGATATGGTTTTGATAATGATTTACATAAACTTAAAATATTTTTATTTAAGGGATATATATATTTATATTTCCCTGCTTTTTTTCTTTTTTTAAGTTTTTTATAATCCTGAGCGTTTAATTTTTCGCTTGGAGTTCTATTATGTGACCATCTTCCTTTATAAAAAACCTCCTCTCCACTACTTTTTATATCTTCAACAAAATACCAGTTAGTCGCTTGATAAATAATACCTAAATGCTCTTGCCCTTTATCAGCATAAGATATTAAAAGTTTTACAGTTGGATTATATTTTTTTATTAATTTAATTGCAATGCTCATTGCCTTAGAAGTGCTTTCTTGTTTACCATTTAGAGCCATTCTGGTAAGTTCTAAATATTGACCATAAAACAATCCAAAAGGTCTACCCATATAAGCACCTGCACCACCTCCAAATAAAATTACTCCGCACCATTCATTATTATCATTAAAAACAGAATATCCAAAGTATTGAGCTGGAACAACTTTTGAATAATGAAAATTTAAACAAGCGTATTTTACTGCCTTAGCAGACGCAATTTCTAATCTCATATTTCACCCGCGCTAACTGAAAAATATGAACCTTTATATTTTCTGTCTAAAAGTTCCTGAATGTCAATCTCAGCCTTTTGTAATTGCTCAGGACTTTCAAAAGTTATTTTCATTGTTGCTGGTTTGTTTTTTTCCTCACCTATTAATTCATCATAGGTTGGTTCCGTGTCAAACTGCGGTATATCCAAGCCCCATGCCTCCAAGTCCACAACCTCCCAATCGTTCGCAAGTGTGTCCCAATCCCATTCACCGAAAGCAACATTGTCCGCAATGATAAACCGCTTCTTTTCTTCCTCAGTTAAATCGCTGCTTCGCTTTACCCATGATTCGTCAATGTCAGTAAAACCAAGTTCTTGTAAAGCCCTGAGCCTCATGTTGCCTCCAAGAACCACATTGTTTTCATCAATGACCATTGGGCGAAGGGAAAGCATCTTTGGAAACTCCGTGATACTTTGCTTTAGCTTTTGAAACTTGTCATCTCTAAGAACCCGTGGGTTGTTTGGGTTTGGTTTTATATCCTTTAATTTCATATAGCGTTTAATACATTTACCCTTAATTCATTTACCTTAACCAAATCCCTTTCTTCCTTCAACCATTTGCGTCCAGCCTCTAAGTCAACAAAGTAAGCATCATCTTTGTCTAAAGCCTTAGTAAATTTGTGGATTAAATCTAATTCGTTCTTGTAAGTCCTCACCCCAGCGATGTTAAACTCCTTTATTTCCTCTGGTGCGTATGAAATACAACCAGCGACTAACATTTCCATCGCAAAATTATTTGACTTTGCTTGATTAAAATTGTCAATCGTCAAAGGGAATACGCCATAGTGTGGCGCTGAGTGTTTAACCATTTCAAAGTATTGGAAAAGGGAATTATTCCACGGTACAATAATTGCCTTAGGGTACAATGTTTTACCGAGCCAATCAGCTAAACCAACCATACCTAATTCAACCTTATCGTTTTTTTGTAACTCAATCCAAAAGTTTTTTACCGTTGCAAGGTCTTCAAGGTGCGTTTGGCTTCCGCGCCACATAACTCGTTTCTTTGCGTCCATCAACTTATCCCTTTTTACAGGCTGCATTGGTGTAACGGTAAAGTCAATGGCGTTGGGAATAACGGTAATTTTGTCTTTATCGTAAAACTGGGCGTAAAATTCTTTTAGGTACGGGGTTGAGGTCATTACCCAATCAGCATATTTAAACGCCTTTTCGACAGACTCCTTTACCTGAGGCTTGTTAAA